TTGAGAAGTTGAAGAAAATTCAGAGAGATTTCCTTGTTATGGATGAATGCGATACCCCTCTTTTTACAGGCGAGGGGGCTAACAAAATGGCTACTCTATTAAGTGGTAAAACAATGGACGAATTTAACAGACAGACTAAAGAATTAATGGACTCTAACGTTAGCGGACTAGTGAAAATAGGTTAGATTTCCACTAAGTTTAAGAGGCTTTCAAAAAGAGTTCCGCCCCCACCGCCAGATTTGCCTTGAACCTTAATGGTAGTGTTAGGAGCCACGTTAATCAATACGCAAGATAGTGGCATGGCTACGTCTATAGCGGCGTTAATACTTGTCCAGCTTTCCTTTCCTCCAACTACCCTGGTGAATTGAGTTGTTCCGTCAGTTAGGCGAATGTCGACCGTCGCAGCCGTGGAGTTTCCATCTGTAGTTAAATACCCGCTATAAAAAGCCATATAACTGCGAGTCACGCCATCGTTTGGCGTGGTGATCTGAACAGAAGGGCTTAAGTCAGCGTAAACAGAAGAAGGCACAGAGATACTTCCTGTATATACAAAATTCAATTTTAATTTTCCTACCGTCTGTAAAGATGCGAAATCAAAAGTTCCGCTACCGCTTGCTCCGGCTGAAAATACGAGCTGCCTTACATTATGCACGTTTACACTCGTGCCATTTTTTAGCTGTATGGGGTCTGGCGTGCCGTTCGTTACCGTTATGGTTCCTACAGCGTAGTCGGACGCTAGCGTGTAAGAGGCCGCTGGTACGGTATATATCTCTCCTCCGTAAAATATAGCCCCTGCTGTAATTGCGCCCGCTCCACTTCCCCCGTCAGCAGCCCCGGTTCTTGCGCATCCCCAAATAAGGTAAGGCGTAGAAGCGGAATAAGCGGCCCCTATTTGCTGTAACAGCGTGTTGAACAACGCTTCTTTATAGGCAGCTTGCAAAAAGGTTAACGACGGGGCCGTAAACGGTTGTTGTTGATTCGGGTCCGATGCTTGGCTAGATATAATTATTTCATTCATGTTTTATGGATAAGTTGTTACGTTAAATTTTTTTCCTCCCCTTATGTAGTTATTTAAAATTGACGTTATAAGCTCAACGTAAGTATCTAATGATCCTGGGATAAGGGCTACTATATTAGCCGTTATCTGTGCAGCTACAGCCGCAGGAACATAAACGGTGAAAGAGTTGTCTTGGTAAACGCTGGAATTAATGGGCATCCAACTAGAAGCGAAACGGCTATCTATTGGCATGTAGGGCTGCGGCGACCCTTCAGACTCTGTACCCATCCAGAAGTCACCAATATTTACCTCGTTGCCTATTATATAAATCTGCGGGTTAAGCGTCCAATATGTAGCGTCTGTTGGTACTTGGTTTGCTGTCGGGGCTAATATGCATGTATATAAATTCCCGTCCGTATAATAAACGTTTTGTCCCGGCTCGTACTGAAGATTGTTAAACCAGTTTTGAGATCCGTACCACGGTAACGAAACGTCCCCTATCTGAAAATACCTATTAAGAAGATACTCGAGGTAAAATTTTTGCCCCGTGTATTTTATTCTCTCCGCAATACCGATAAAACTGTCCAGTATTTTGTGCCAATTAGCTGTATCTTGGTTTGGTGGCGTTGAAGAAGTTACTCCCGATAAATTTGTGCACTCATAAACGGCATTGTCCAAATACAACGCGTTATCGCCGTAAGCGTAGGTGTTGCCGCTAACCCAAGTTGGCGCAGTAGACCCTCCGTGGTATTTTGTAAATACAAGATCATTTAGCCACTGTTGCGGAGTCAGCAAAGCTGTAAACCAGTTTAACCAGATAGGTTTTCTTCTTTCCGGTATAGTCAGATCACTACTAACCTGGCTTTCGCTATCGCTATATATAACGGGAGTGTTTATCAATTGTTGTCTATTCTGTATGTAAGCGAAGTGCTAAGCGGACTACCGCCATCAATTTCTATTTTCCCGGAACTCGTGATGTATTCACGGCCTTTTATCGTTCCGGTTTGTACTAAGTAAATAGGAGATCCGGCATTAGGAGACGCGGAAATATTGTTGGGAACGAAATCCGTTACACCCGCAGCCGTTCGTATGACTTCTATTAAGTCCGACACCTTAATTGTTCCATTAAAACCAATAGCTGTTATATAATCGTTTACGGCGTTCGTTACGTTGTCCACGATACTTCCCGAGTACTGGCCATTGTAATACAAATCTCCGGTTATAATTAGAGTGTCAGGAAGTGCGTTTATGAGAGAAAAGTTAGCCCCTAAATCCGCGCCAAGAATAGACTGTAAGTAAGAAGTTAAAGCGTTCGATTGCGCGGAAGAGAGTAATCCGGCATCCGACGTGACTTTTATTCCTATGCCTCCCGCTCCATTAGGGACTACGGCGCAATTGGAAATAATTAAAGGTAACTGAGGGTCGGGGTAACCTATGGAAAAGTCCGGGTTTATTTGTATTTGGTTGCCATATTGAAAAGCTAACACCTGAGCCTGAATCCAGGACGTTGTTTCGGGAGCGGCGGCACTAGCCGTAGTTTCAAGTTCTTGTTGAAGTATGGTAAATCGCTGCTCCATTAAGTTCTGGGAAACGGCCGTAATGAATGCCCATAACTGCCAGTAAGCGGCCATAGACGTGCTTGTAAGGCTCGTAATAAGCGTGTTTACTTGCGCTTTTATCTGCGCGAAGATTGTTTCCCAATTTCTTGCCTCGTAAGCCATTATACTCCTATTTGCACTTGTTCAAAAATAATGTACGCGCTAATTTTACTGTCTCCTCCAGTAGCTGCCGAATCCGTCGTTATCATAAAATCTTCTGTAGTGGAAAACACCGTTTGATGTCCAGAAGTGGTTTTGTAAGACGGAAGGTTGTAGTCTGATGAAGCTGCCAATACTCCGCTATCTGTAAACACAGACGTTCCGTTGTTTGCCCCGTAAATAATTACTGAGCCGCCTGAGTAAGGTGCTGTGGCAAATTTCATATTATGAGTAACGCCCAGAATGTTGTTTATAAATCCTACTGGTGGAGCAGGAAGCCCAACTATTGGAGTACCAAATAAAGCGGGTATCTGAGTTGGGTCTAGGATGCATTGTTTTACTTGTACCATATTTTAGTTATAATAATATTGAGTTGATGTTTCAAGTGAATTAATCCTCACTACTTGTAGGGTAGCGTTAGGGTCGCTTAACGAGCCGTTTTGAGGCCTGTTTTTTAAGCTATCCACAAATGTTGTTGTATACTCCTGGATATAATGATAAACGTTCGGGTGGTCGTAGTCCCAATTAACTGAGGTTTGCGTCATTACCCCAACGGCCACATCTTCCGGCATCCATTCCTGAAAGGCGTTATAAATAGCCTCGGCAATGTCCAGTACTTTTAAATCTTGGTCTTGCTCTCCGCTTTGCGCATCGTAGAACTGATGTAAAATATGAAAACGAACAATGAAGGGATTATAAAGCTGATTTCCGTTACCAAGTTGCTCTATTGGCGAAGGGCCGACAAACTCAACTAATATCGCAGGTGTGTCGCCTTTTTCGTCCATTAAAGCAAAGTCGTTTATCTCTCCTGCCATTAATCTCTCAGGCTGATTATTCCACATACGGACATATGTTACATTGTATGCCGTTAGAGAAGCAATCAGATACTTTTGTATGGCTAGAAATAACAGCCTCATTTAATCAACATTATTTTGTCAAACTCCGTTTTTATAATACCCTTTATCTTACCTCTAACTTGTTTTCCATCCCCCAAAATTTCCCTTGCAGGCATTTTGTCAGTACCGAAATTAAAGTAGCCGGCATACGTAATTCCTTTAACGCCCCAAATAATGGTTTTCCAATTAGCGGATATAATAACATTACTCATCGAGGCTCTTAAGGCTCCCGTGTAAACCCCGAGTGGCTTTGAACTTTTGCTTCTTGGAGATCTAGGTTGCCAAGGCACACCGTCCCAGCTTTTCTTCCTGTAATTTGTAGCAAAGTAAAACTGTACTTCAGTCGCTATCTTTTTGGGTAAGTCAACCTTAGCTCGGTTCAATCGAGAAATCATTTCGCCAAACTTGAACTTATTGTCTTGCATTAGTTTATTTCAGTCGTTTTTTTAAGAGGATAGAAGTCGTAATCAAACTCTTCCGACCCTTGCGCAGCCCTTTGTATGTGGTTTTTATCCATCATAACAATGTCTACTCCATCCCAAGTAAGCTGAGCGGGTTTTAAATCCGCCTCGTGTTCTAAACATAATTTCCTGAACCAGTCTGTAAATTGCACATAGTACACCGGGCACAGATAAATGGTCTTTAGAGGCAACAACTTTCTTCTATAGAAAGTCACGCAATCAGAAACGAGCTTAGGTACTTTCGGAAGCGGGTTTCCGCTTAAATCCCTAGGGTCGCTGTTCATGTAATATTCTCCGGGCTTTAATTTGTTGCCAGATACTCTTAATCCGCTCATAGTTTTTCTTTTATGGCGTGAATTAATTTTTGTTCGTCAGAACTTAGATTTTTCTTATTAAATCCAACCTCTTTTTCTCTTTCAATTACTTTGTAAATAATTGAAGTGAAATTTGTCACGTCTTCGCCTTTTAGCTTGATCTCAAGCGTGTTTTCTTTTTTTATTTCCATGTTATGTAGTTTTTAATTCATGAATGGGTAAGTCGAAATTCCTTGATGCAAAATCTTTAAACTCGTTCGGAATGTCAAAATACGGGTGCTTGTCCTTGCCTTTTGTCTTGAAAATAACCCTGTCTTTACCTGGATTATAGTTAAATAGCGGGTCTTTGTGCTTTCTTGATTTTTCAATAGCCACGGCAATCTCTTCGGGAGTTGAAACACGTAATTTCTCAATTGAATTTCTCACATCAATTCCTTTTACGAGGCTTATTTCACAATGGCAATGAAAATGTTGGGGAGTGGCGTTCTGATTCCAAAAACTATCGTTCATTGGAATTAATATTTTGTCAAGAGGCTTACATATAGTGCATGCCCTACCTGTGTTTTCTACGCGATACATTAAGTATGGGTTACCACTTGGGTTGTCTTTAAAATCCATCCATCGAGAGGCCGATCGGCTTGCCCACTCTGAGGTATCTAGCTCTGGAACCAAGTACTCCTGAAACTTATCATATACTTCCCCTCCTGTTAAAACAAACGCCTCAAAGGATAGTTTTTTACCCTTGCTAAATAATGATTCGCTTATCTCCTTAACTTGCTGAAATGTTTTTGCGGCAGAAAATATCAATATGTTATCGATCAGATCGACCAATAGTTCTTCGGCGGCTAAAGTTTTAATGTTGCCGAATCCTTTTACAGAAGCGTCGTGTAATTGCTCAGCTGTATACTCGTATAAGGCAACAGGCAGCTCATAAACTGAATAAGTGCCGTCGTAAATTCCCTTCAATATGGATTCTCTACTTGCTGGCATATACTTTGTTTAATTTCTCTTTGAATTTTGGGCTAAGCGAAGATTGGGGAGTTTCTTTTTCTACCCCTTCAACTTTTTCTACGCCGGATTTAGCGCTAAATATTTTTGGATCCATTTTTAATCCAGCTTCGGACATTGTTTTAGCGACTGTTGCCCAATCCTGAGCTGTCTTAGCTTCTTTTTTGCTCGTTTCCTGCTTCTCGTTGTCGTTTTTTAGCTTGTATTTCTTTCCCAATGGGATTTTAATTCCCAATTTTATGAGTTTTGGAATTAGAATATTATTTACAATCGTTTCCTCAAACTTTGTATCAATACTTTCACATGCCTTTAGGGCTTTTTGTTGCGGACTTTCGTCGTCGTCCTTTGATAACTTACCAGAAGATGAGGCCAGTCCGTCTTCGTGCCCTAAAATGATTGTGGATATAGCTTTTTTACACCGAGCCTCCAGGTTGTCGTAAGACTTCCATCCCGTGCCCGCCGTGTCTCCGTTAATAAGTTCGTATTCGTCCTGCTTGTCAAGTATTAAATACCCGCTTGAGCCAAGTTTCTGCGCAGCTTCTTCCGCTGCATCCCTTTCTTCTTCCGAATCTTTGTTCGTTTTAATTACCGGTGTCGGCATGCCGTACCGCTCCGTGTAGTCCGTATTCCAGCCCGTGAGTGTCCTTATTATAATTTCATAGGGAGCGACCTTGTAAAGAAGTCCGTAACCACACTTACTTACGCCGTTTTCACTTGGGGTTGACACCCATAGTGACCAGTCGTAATAATCCCCTTCTAAAAATTGAATGCCGGTTGGTATATATTGGAATGATGCTAGGTTTTCCCTGTCAGGACTTACGTCTGTTCTCCTAGTTATTTGAACATTCGGAAAAGCCCCCTGTATCATGTCGCCAAATGTGATAAGGGAGTACCCGTAATACCTTGCATCGTGCAAGTAGTTTCTTATTAAATGGAACCAATCCGTGTTTATTAGTTCCGTGGCCTTTTCATCCGTTACGCCATTCTCGTCGCAAATATGGAACTCCTTTAACAGAGTAAGGTCTTTTCTTTTTTGAACGCAGGAAAAAACATGTCCGTTATCAATAGTATTAAGGAATATCGTTTGCATTAATACCCTGTAAGGTAAAGAGGAGAGAGGGCGTTCCGCTTCAATAACGGCGTTCTTTAGAATAGAAAGGTCAACTTTTAACCTTAAAACCTGAACAGGTCCGCGCCACTTGTTTAGGTTCTTGGGATCATTCTCTATACCTGAATAAATATTCCCTGTTTGGTAATTAGGCGGCCCACTTCCTTTGATTCCTGGAAAGAATGAGTTTTTTATTTTCTGCCAGCGGGATATTTTATTTTCAAGATAAATCTTTGCCATTAATTCCAGCTATTATTTTGTTTTACTTGGCCGCCCCAACGAATCCTTTTTCCTTGTGATGGCTGTAGTTCAGGAACGTCCAGCGTGATTGTTCCTTCGGCTCCGTCCTGTAACCAGCGCATTGCTGCTTCATACTTTGCCTGAACCCACTGAGGTATAACTTTAGGAGCTATACGTGGGGACAGAAACCAGAGAACAAGAGAAACGTAAGCGTCCACTATTGATTGATTCCTATTGTCTCCACTTGCCCATGTAATACTTTGCCAACTCGTAATATCATCGCCCGGAATCTTGTCTGTGTTTAGTAGAAGTGCCCGCCATAACACGCCATTATAAACAACCGTGTCTCCTGGATTGTAGGTAGTTAATCCAGACCAAGTTCCTTGAGTGGCTACGAAATTTGGATAAATCCCCGTTACAGAATAATCAACGCCCACTCCCCAGTTCGTTGTTCCGTTTATTTTGTCGTTCGGAAACACGTTAATAGGGGCAATGTTGGCGTAAGTAATATCCTGCAACTCCGTTAAGTGGCTTGGTAATATGGTAGCTATTTGGCATTGATATATTTTACCTTGCCAATAAACGCGATCACCTATTGCGTAAATTTGCTTCGCATTGAAAACAGGGTAGGGGTACTGCAAATAAAGTAGTCCTAATTGCGGGCCAATCAATATCCAGTAAGTTGTATCTGTTGGTATCTGACTTGCCGTTGTATTTAAAATACACCTATAAACATTCCCATTCGTGTAGCTTACGAATTGACCAGCTGCGTAATTTCCTAGCGCCCAAGCGGAGTAGTTGAGCTGAATTAAGGCGTTTGCTTTATAAATAATATTGTTGGCGTAAATCTTCGTGTCCGCAAACTCAGTGGCGAGATCGTATTTTTGAACTAGGTATTCTTTAATCTTAGCTTGAGCCCGTGGCTCTGCCTGTAACCTTAAAAGGTCATTTGACGCTATCCACTGCTTAAAAGCAAAATCCTGAATAGATACAGCGTAGTCGTTGTAAACAAGATACCCCATGGTGAGGTATAAAGTACCTTAGAAATGCTAAAATATTAGGGTAAGTATGTTATTAATATATTTTCTACCCCCACCCATTACGACTCGATCTCTTGCCTGTTTGAACGTTGCTGAAAGAAGCGCCTCCACCTCTTTGGTAACGTTCGTATTCAACAGGAAACACCGTAACAAGAAAATACCTAGTTAAGTCAACAAAGTGTCCCCACGGCTGAAACGTAACTCCCGTCTTTGGGTCTTTATCGGTGGACTTATCAACCTTTCCATTCTTGTCCTCCTTAGTGTTTTCGTAATCCGCAATAGCAACTTTACAGCTTTTATCAGCGGCGAAGTCCATTTCCTCTATATTACCTTCAAGCAATGAGTTAAAAAAGTCTGCTGACATTCTTACCGATGGATTAGCCTTATTTGTTCTCCTTACCGGCTTCCATTCTTTAAGCTCAGACATGATAAGCCTAAACATATCGTCGCCCTTTTCCAATTTAACGTCCTCCTTTTGGCTCGTCGCATCCCCTCCAACATAAACACGCTCTTTGTGCCCCCATTCGGTTAGCTTTCGGCTTATCTCCCGGCAGATCCATTTAACAGTGTTGTTCGGATTCTTTGCGGCGATGGCGTGTATTAATCTAGGGCTTTTGCCGTTTCTGCCTGGCTGAAAAAACCCACAGGGAAAATAAGGGTTTACGTTCTCATCAAAAAACAAATAAACGGCTTGTTCGGGGTCGTATGGGTGCTCGCCTGTATGAATCTCGCTTTTCCAACACTTTAAAAACTCGCCTCCGAATACCGTTTTACCCCATTCCCCGAGAACGTTTACTTTATAGGAATTGTAATTCTTAGTTTTGAGGTTTACATACTTTGAAATAATATTGTCGTCCCGGTAACCATAAGTACCGCAAGGCGACCCTACAATCCAGTAGTTATCTTCATACGTGGTTTTTATTAGAATTGCACTCCCATCTGTTGATATTTTCACGAATGAGTGTCCGCATGGCAAATGATAGTCAGTATCAACAAACTCGTACTTATCCACAAGCTCCGTTTTAACCCAACTGTTTTCGTCAACCGGATTCCACGAAGCGAATATCTTTTGTCCCGGAATACCCCTGAGAGACAAATCTATTTGTTCGTATTCAGCCTGAAGGAATTGGTTAAGCTCATCGAGATAAACGTACTTGTACGATTCTATGCCCTTAGCCTTTTCTTCCTGATCGAGGCCTTTTAAAATGATCTCTGAGTATTGGTTGCCTTGATTTGTGCATAGGTAACGGCGATCTTGCCGTTCAAAGGCGGGCGATAAGTACATTTTATCAATTGAAAGGTTGAAGGATTTTTTTAAGGTGGTTGGGATTATAGCCGATTCTTTACGAAATGCTATTGCGTTCGCCCCTTTAATGAAACACTCCTTAACGAGTGCCTGAGTAATTGATATTGTCTTTGAAGAAGATTTACCCCCATAAACCAAAACAGTCCGAATAGACGGGTCTTTAATTATGTCGCATAAAATGAAGTAAAGAGGGTTGAACCATTTTTTGTCAAAGCGGACCATTAAAATCAATTGCTTTTATTCCGGTTATTTCAACACCTGCTATGTTTATGGTAATTGAAGCCCAATTACAATCTCTTATGTCAAATAATTTTGACGGCCTTCTTTCTTTTGGGGTTGGATTTTGTGGTGATTTTGGAATTTGATTTTCGACGAATGACATATTTTAAAGTGTTTTTGGCTTTTTTGAGAGACCCTTCTTCGATGAACATCTATTTTTAGCCGTTGGCGTTTTCAGAAAATCGGGTACATTATTAATTGAGACATGGCAAATAAACTGAATATCTTTACACATAAAAGAAATCAGTCCCGCAGATAATTTTCTTGCGTCAATATTAACCGTTGCAATATCCTTTATTTTATTACTCATAGGTTTCATCCGCTAAGTCCTTACCTAATTTCTGAACGTGTATAGTAGTATCAAGCTTATCTCCGTATTTCTTGGGAGCTAACTTAGCGGCCACCCATTTACGAGCATCAACGCGCAGCTTTGATCTATTCACAAACTCTTTGTTTTCAATCCTATTACCATAGTCGTCAACCCCCTTTAAATCGTCGCTGGAATCGTCCGCAATGGCGATTATTTCCTCCGCCAAATGATCTGCCTGTTCTTGTTTCGCGCGCGCGTATTGTGCCAAAAACTCTTTGTTTTCCGTATCTCTGAGCCAATTTAAAACCGACGAAACACTTATTTTCTCTTCTTTACAAATGGTTCTAAGCCCCTTGTTAGAGGTTGATATAGTTTCGCATATTTTATCCGCCAATTCCTGACTGAACTTTGTGGGTCGTGCCATACCACAAATATAGTTAATTTTGCTTATAGTTAGCGTTACGAACTAATTTTACCCTCTCCCTCCAGGGGTGGGAAATTCCTGAAACGGGGTAGGGGTGAATGTAAACCACTCGATTTTTAGCTTCTTGGGCACGTTTCTGAAATAAACCCTTACGCACAATCTCAGCTCCTTTTTGGTTAATGCCGGGATTCTATTCTTGTATCTAATACGGATCAGGGCGCGGTTTTTTCTGTTATTTTTCATTTCTTTAATTTGTTTTCAAGCAGCATCTTCACCTCCTGCATCTTGGAGTAGACGGGGTTGGGAACTTCGTATTTTGTTGTCCAGTCATATTCCCCTTCTTCAATAATTGTTTTCTCCTCCCTTTCGAGCAACCCGTTTACGTGGAGGAGGGCGCAACCCATTGTAAGCCTTTCATCCGTTTTCATTTTCCTAATTGCT